TATTCTGCTGGGCAAACTGCAACAACCGGATCAAATAATGCCTATCTTGGTTACAATGCTCAACCAGCTTCAGTCACAGATAGCAATAAGATAACATTAGGTGATTCTAATATAACTCACTTACGTTGTCAGGTCACAAGCATTACAGCATTGTCCGATGCCCGCGACAAAACAGGTATTCAAGATTCTGTATATGGTTTAGAATTTATTAATAAACTCCGTCCAGTTACATTTGAATGGAACATGAGAGACGGAGGAAAAGCCGGTCAAAAAGATCTTGGTTTCTTAGCTCAAGATTTTGTTGAGCTAGAAGATGAATTAGATGCACACGAAATATTAAATCTGACAATGAGATCTAACCCTGATAAGCTAGAAGCTAGCTATGGTAGACTAGTGCCTATATTAGTTAAGGCCGTACAAGACCTTTCAGCAGAAGTGCAATCTTTAAAACAATTACTACAATCAAAGGACTAAGTATGAGAATAATGGATGAAACCCCAGAAGAAAAATTAGCTCAAGATATCTCGGCTTTAAACGATAGCGTTACTACATTGAGTTCATTAATGGAAGAAGCACCATCAGAGATTAGAGATTCTAGAATAAGGGCAAATTACGAGCATTTAGAATTGATGTTAGTAAAATTAGATAGTTCTTTAACTGGCGGGCAAAAGTCAACCTTTTCAAACTCTGTATCGGAAGCAAAAGCGTTTCTCAATAGTTAATTTTCGTATGACTTTTTAGAAAACGTATGCTATAATTATTTCTATGCCTGTAGAAGAACAACAAATCAACATAACAATCCCTAAAGAAAAGCTCGAACAGTGGAATGTATTCTTTGCACTTCCTTGTTATGACTCACATGTAACAGAACCTTTTATGATGAGCTTTTTGCAAGCTTGTCTCTATTTTAAAGAAATAGGTTTAAAGTATTCAGTCTGCACAATATCTGATTCTTTGATCAACCGCGCAAGAAATAATCTTGTTGCCAAGTTCATGGGCAGTCCAGACTTTACCCACATGGTATTTATAGATGTCGATCTTCAATTTGATAAAGAAGCTATATTAAAACTTTTGTGGCATGATAAAGATGTTATGACTGCGTCTTACCCAATCAAGGAAATCAATTGGGACAAAGTAAAAGAAGCTGCACAAGCAGATATGTCAGCCCAAGACCTCATGGAATATGCCAGCAGATATGTAGTGCATATGACAAAGCCAGGTGAGAATCAATTAAATATTGATAACGGAGCAATCGAATGCTACGAAGCCGGGACTGGTTTTATGCTTATCAAGCGTCAAGTATTTGACAAGATGTTTAAGAAGTATAAAAAGTTAAAATACAAAGATGATACAGGCGCTTTGCATGGGGGAGAGATAGAAAACGCCTACGCTTTATTTAATTCTTATGTAGATGATGACGGAAGATTTTTGTCTGAGGATTACGGCTTCTGTAGATACTGGCAGAAGATGGGCGGAAAAATTTGGGTTGATCCAACTATTAACTTAACCCATTTTGGGCGTATTAAATATACGGGAAAAATGTTAGAATTTTTAAAGAGAATAACACAATAATTCTTTAACTAACCCATTACTATATCCCTAGTTGTTTTAAAACCCACACTAGGAGTAATATGGCCCGCTTAAGAATTGAAACCGCACCTGAGATTACAGTATACGATGAATCTTTCGTAATCAAAGCAGCGTCTGGAGCAAGCGCTCCATTAGCAGAATTTAAAAACTCAGCTGGTACAGTCGTTGGTAATATAGCAGTAGACGGAACATTGAACGTTCTTTCAGTTGTCACTTCAAACGCAGGCACTACTTCGACATCACTTGCCACAAGAGGTTATGTTGATACCGTAGCTGCTGGTTTAAATTGGCACGAAGCCGTAGCGTTTGCTACAGCTGCAGCTTTACCAGCTAGCACATACGCTAATGGTACATCGGGTGTAGGTGCTACATTAACAGGCGATACTAACGGAAGATTAACCGTTGACGGCTCTGCTCAAACTACAGGCAAAAGCATTTTAGTAAAAAATCAAGCAGACGCAACACAAAACGGAATATACACAATTACCGAACAAGGTAGCGTATCAACTCCATTCGTGTTAACTCGTCGTACTGATTCTAATAATAGTGTTCCTGGTCAAGTTTCTACTGGTGATTCAGTTTACGTAGTAAGTGGAACCAATAATGGTGGCCAAGGATTTACATTGACCACTACTGGAACTGGCACAAATAATGCAATTGTTTTTGGAACAGATTCTTTAACCTTCGCTCAGTTTACTGGAACTGCAACATTTACAGCTGGTGCTGGTTTAACAAGCACCGGTAATGTACTTGATGTCGCAACTGCTTCTTCTTCAAGAATTGTTATTAACGCAGACAGTATTGATTTAGCAACAGTTAGCCAGACAAATACTTCTGGCGCAAATACCACTTCATTTATTAGTGGATTAACTGTAGATTCTTATGGTAGAGTATCTGGTAAAGAAACGTCTAGCGTATCATTCGCTGGCTACGCAACTTTAGCTGATCCAGCATTGACTGGAGTACCTACAGCTCCTACAGCAGCAAATGCAACTAGCAACACTCAATTGGCAACTACAGCATTTGTTCAAAATGCTGCAACAATAGCTGTCTCTGATGCCGGCAACAACGCAGTATTGAAATCACTAATTGATGCTAAGGGTGATCTTGTTGTTGGATCAGCGGACAATACAGTCGCCCGTTTAGCTGCTGGTACTGATGGATATTATTTGAAGGCGAACTCTACAGCCACATCTGGTCTTGAGTGGGGTGCTATTCCAACAATTAATGACATCGATGACATCGGTGGAGTAACAATCACTTCAGCTACCAATGGTCAGTTTCTTAAGTATAACGGTTCAGCTTGGATCAATGCTGTAATCACCGAAACATTAGGCATTACAGACCTATCTGATGTAACAATTACTACAGCAGCAACCAATCAAGTTCTTTCATACAATGGTTCAGCTTGGGTGAACACATCAAACCCAACTGTAGCTGGAAACTTAACAGTTTCTGGAAATCTCACAGTTTCTGGAACAACAACAACGCTTAATACAGAGACTTTAACGATTGATGATAATATCATTATATTAAATAATAATGAAGCAGGAACTCCATCAGTCAATGCTGGGATCGAAGTAGAACGCGGAACTTCAACAAACGTAGCTCTTCGTTGGAATGAAACAACAGACTGTTGGGAATTCACCAACGATGGCACTAACTACCAGAGAATTATTACTGACACAATTACCAATGCCCAGACAGCTAGCTACACATTAGTCTTAGCAGACAGTGGCAAGATGGTTGAAATGGGCGTTGCTTCAGGAAATACTTTAACAGTACCACCCAACTCTTCAGTGGCCTTTCCTATTGGAACTACTATTACAGTTCTTCAAACGGGAGCTGGTCAGTGCACTTTGACAGCAGGTGCTGGAGTAACAGTCAACGGTACTCCTGGACTCAAGTTGCGTACAACTTGGTCATCTGCTACACTTATTAAACGCGCAACAGATACATGGGTTGCTCTAGGAGATATGGTAGCATAATATGGCGATTGAAGATGGTAAAAAGCAAAATAGAAAAGCTCCTAAACCTACAGTAGCAGCACGGAACCGCTGACTCTGCAGCTAATGCAACAATAACTGCTGCTGGCTTTACCGTTGGAACTCCAGTAGATACTGCAACGGCTGTTGCGGCAGATTTAAACAAGGTTAAAACTGCTTTAACAGATGCTGCTGTCACCCCACTTGGAACTGCTATAGCCTATGAGAGAAACGCTCCGTTTTTTCCTCCGTACTTTCCACCTTATTTTCCACCTTATTTCCCACCGTATTTCCCACCGTTCTTTCCACCATTCTTTCCACCATTCTTTCCTCCATGGTTCCCACCATGGTTCCCACCGTTTTTCCCACCATTTTTCCCACCGTTCTTCCCACCGTTCTTCCCACCATCGTTTAAGTAATCTTAAGCGTTGGTGTGGTAAGATGGTAGTTGTAGATCAACTACTATTTTGGAGAATTAAAAAATGTTTGTAAATCCTTTTGTACTAGATAATGTTATTCCAGTACTGTGCTTTGTACTTACTTATATAAGTATGAATTATCTGTATAGCAATGAAAAGTTTTTATCTATACTTAGACCAGATGGTAAAAAGCATTTTGGAGAAATAGGCGCCTGTTCTAATCTAATCAAGACGCTGCAATGCGTTATGTCTTTAATGGGATTAACTTACTATTACATAACGGATATTAGACATGGTAATTATCCGGACATACCCATGAGATCACTGTCTATGAATCTTGTAGCAGTAGAAATACTTAGTCTGATTAAAGCTAAAAAATATTATATTAGAAAAGATATAGCCTACCACCATTATGGGGTAATTTTTTTTGGCGCACTATCCTTAGCGGTAAACTTCAACAGCAATAAACCAGCCCAATTGCTGATTGTAATGCTATTCGCAGTTAGTCTGTGCGTTCCTTATATGATTTACAATACATTAAAAACATATTATAAGATAGAGTATTTAAGACTATGGGCAATATTATCCTATATTGTACCTCTGCCTATTTTTGTTGTTTATTCAATAGTTCAATGGAAATCTAATATATCAGGAAATATGTTATCTTTTGTGCTTTATTGGGTTCCTATATCACCAATGCTTTATACAAATTATGTATCTTGGAAATTTTTTTTCAAAAGAAAAGAAAGCTATATACAAAAACCAAAAGATAAATAGTATGAAAATAATTAATCCCACGCATGGAATTCATATATATAAAAATGCAATTTTAAATGGAACGGATATAATTAACAGATTAGAATCAGTGTTAGCTAATAGTTCTGATGAGTTATTTAAATGGACAGATTCTACTAATCTACTGGGTAAGGATCTTTCTACTTACAGAAGATGTTTTGACCTTAAAATGCACCCAGATTATTGGCAGTTCTTAACTCCGGAATTTGAAGAAATAAAAGACTGTTATGAGGAGATTGATCGAGGTTTTCTGAGTGCGATCACTCATTATAAAGATTTGTATAATTTAAAAATTCCATTTAAACAAGGAGTAAACTTTATGAAATATGGTGAAGGTCATCATTTCGTAACTCACGTAGATAATGGGTCTAGTTATTCTTCAGTGGTATCGGCACTTGCATATTTAAACGATGATTACGAGGGTGGAGAATTGGGCTTCCCATTATTGGATTTTGAATTTAAACCAGAAGCTGGAGATATAATATTGTTTCCATCATCATTTATGCACGCTCATAAAGTTAATGTGGTTAAATCAGGTTTAAGGTATTCAGCCGGAACTTGGTGGGATTATAGCAGCAAATTCCATCCAAAAATCAAACCCTCGCGTAAGGGAATTCCAAAAATATACAACAACGACAATGATTGGGTCGAGGGTGAAGGTTTTATATCTAACTAGTTACAATAATTCTGTAATAGTATAAAAAGATGGTGTGGTAAATCTTTCTCCACTAATAACCTTTTTGACGCCATGAAGATAATTAATATCCCCAGGGTGGGCAACCGCTAAACCAGGCTTTGGCTTAACCACGATATCGTGCTGTGGGTAATACAGTTCTCCACCTTCAAAATCATCATTATAATAAATTAATGAATTTAGATCATAGGTAGGGAAAGGGTTTGGAGATCCATCATTCAACTGCTTATCGGCATGTGGTTGTTGTTCTAATCCTGGAAACCACCTAATAATCACTGGTGGTCTGACAGTTACCTTAACCTTAAATTTATCCTCTAAAGCATACTTCATTTTTAAAATATATTTGTCTACCAGATTATATACATCTAGGTTAATTCTAGAAAGGATATCAAAGCTACACTGTCGATTAGACCAGTAAGATGCGTCATAGGTGCATGTGCCATCTTCGGAATAAGTATTCTCTCCGGCATCCATCCACTCATTGATAGTAGGTAAAAAATCCTGTATAATTTTTAAATCTTGTAATTCAACAAAATTTTCCAATATAATAATATTGTCAGAAGAATCCCCAAAATGTCCAGGTTCGATTAACGATTTAGTCTCAGAATCAAAGTCCATAAAACACTCCTTAGTAGATATGCGTGTGGTATAGTATAGCACTAAACAAAATAGATAATTAGGAGAAAGTAAAATGGAATTTTTTCACGTAGGTTCTTGTGACAATGTAGAAGATAATAGAAAATTTGGCATATTTTTATACAGAAACGCAATACCAAGAGAACTTAATATTCCAGAAAGACTAGAATCAGCTATAGGCAATAGCTCTCATGAATTATTTAAATGGTCAGAAGCTATGGTTGGCTATAATGAAAGAATGCCAGAGTACAGAGATTGTGTGGACTTGAAAATGAGCCCTGCACACTGGCAGTTCCTTACTCCAGAGTTTGAAGAAGTTAAGAAGTGCTATGATGATGTAGATACCAACCTTAAGAAGTGTCTTGCTCACTACGAATCTTTATATAATTTTAAGATGGATTATATGGAGGCCATTAACTTTGTTAGATACAACCCAGGTCAGCATTTTGCTGTCCATGCAGACCATGGCTTCTCCTACACGTGCACAGTATCTTCTGTGATCTATTTGAATGACGACTACGAAGGCGGAGAACTATGGTTCCCATATCTTGATATTAAATTCAAACCTCAAGCTGGAGATATCATACTATTCCCATCCACTTTTATATATGCGCACTCATCCCTAAAGGTTACTAGTGGCACTAAATATTCTGCAGTTACTATGTTTGATTATAATGATAATAATCATAAGTATGGGACAGGCTATGGAGCAGATGGCTCTAAAGTGGATCCGACAAAAGGTATAACAAAAGGATCTAATCAGCCTCTCGCATATCCTCAACCAGAATAAGGAGAAATTATGTTTGAAAAAAATGAATTACCAAGTTTAGAACGCTTTGAGTCATCAGTGTATGATATTCCACTATCGTCATTGGATGGTGAGGAAAACATCCTTGCCAAGAATAAAGGTAAGGTAACAATGATAGTCAACGTAACTGGAGAGTGTGCAAATTCTGCTCAATATCCAATTATTGAGAATCTATATAAAGAATATAAAGATTTAGGTTTTGAAGTATTAGCTGTCCCAAGTACAGATTTCTGCGAAGATGCCTACGGTGCGTTTAAGGAATCTAATGCAAGCCCAGTTCACATGAGGGACCATATGAAAGAATTGTATAAGACAGATCTTCCATTCAGTGAGTTGGTAGGTATTGCTCCAGAGCCAAAGGCCGACGTAGAACAGCATCCTTTTTACAAGCTAATTCAAGATGGTAAAGACCCAATTCAAGGTAATTTTGAAAAAATAATCATAGGTAGAGATGGAAAAAAAATGCTCCGTTTTTGTAATTCTGATTTGTTAGACTTAGCGTTTAATGCAGGAGAAAGAAAAACTAACGCAGAACAAGCTCTGATAAATGTCAAAGCTGCGATAGAAGTATTATTGGATGATACAATCTAATTTATGACACAAGTTACTTTAACTAAGACTCATCAAAATCCACCACAGATAGTTCA